TGAGTTGCACAAGGTTAATTAAACGGGAAGTCCAACTTGTTCTACAACCCACCGCATATTCAATACTATAACATTATATATGCTACTTGTCAAGCATTTTATTGGCAAAAGTTTTTATCTGCCGACTTGACCTAGATATTTTTCTTTTGTTTCTTCCCATGATAGGTAAATTAAATCATCATAAAACAATGTTTCATAGGACACTTTATTCTTTTTAGTCAATTGTTTAATTCTACCAATGGCGTGTTTTGTTTTCCAAATGTTGACCAATGATTCATAGCTGGTATCAAATGATTTTACCAACTGTTCTTCTTTGATTTCACCACGGAGAAATTCATAAGAGTTATCATACAATGGTGAGAAGTAAATGCCTCGAGCATGGTCAGTTCTAATCAACTCTTTAGGAATGCCTAGTTTACTATAAGTAAAGCCTAGTGAACGATTCTTATGGTCACGTTTGTGTGGTTGACCTGATGGTTTCTTTGCAACATACCATTCAAAGTAATTACGAGTATGATTCTTTTTTAACCAGTTAATGATATTGCCACGGACTTTTCTACTTGGTTCAAATGATACTGAACCTGCCGTGAAACCCATCTTCTGCCAGTGGTCAAGGTTATCATATTGTGATAGACCATCAGCCTTTGTTCTACCATACAATGATGTTGTTGTTACACCAATCAACACATCACCATATTGTTTTTTCCATAATCTTTGCACTTCATCAGATAGGCAGAGTAATGCCAATAATTTACCACCAACATAATTGTAACCAAGTGGTTGAAATGGAACGATAGTAGAACCAATTGCCGTGTGATTAATCATACTGCCTTGTGTCTTTAATTCACGAGCCCAACCAATCTTCTCATCACGAGGAGTAAGGTCTAAGAAGTCAGATGATATACAGATGACACCTAGATACTTGCCTGTCACCTGGTCACGAACCAAGAAGTTTAAGTTGCGACCAATGTTACTATTGTTCTTCATTGTTGAAATGAAATTACGAACTGTGTTCCATCTTTCAGGTAAGTCTTTACTTCGTTTCTTTTCTACTTCAAATTCTTTACCATCAATACCAATCTGCATATCTTTACCAGAATCATCTGTATATTCTAATACAGGTTGTAAGTTGAGATAATCTTCAGCTGATTGTGGCACCCAAATAGATGCCTTAATTTCATCAACAACCTTTTGTTGATTTGGGTCAACAAGCTGAACTTCTTCACCAAATAAAGTTTGATTAATAACAGTAGGATATTTCTCTTTGATTTCACACCACTTTTGATAGAGTGTGTATTCTTTTACATCCATTTTTGAAACATAGGTTAAATCATTGATAACTTGCTCTTTGAGAACACTCTCATCAATATCAACAAAAGAACTTGGCGGATTCTCATCTTGCCATTGTTTCCATTGTTCTTCTACATCAGCTTTAGCATCAATCATATTTTTTTATGCAATCTCATAATTTTTTTAATTAACTTCTTTTGTTGTTTCTTTGCCATTTCTAGTGCGAGTGGTTTAACATGGTTGGTAAACCTAATACCATTCATATGGTCAAGTTCATGTTGATAACATCTTGCTGTTAAACCTTCAAAACGCATTTGCACAACTTTACATTCTTCGTTAATAAACTCTGCTTCTACCCAAGAATGTCTTTCTACATTAAGTGCTAAGCCAGGAAAAGATAAACATCCTTCTTTATCTCGTATCAAGTCAGGCGAAGCATTAAGAATTTTTGGATTGATACAAGCCCAAACTGCATCATTGGCACCAATTACAAAAACTCTTTCAAATACTCCACATTGATTAGCAGATAGTCCAATACCACCATGCAATTTCATGGTCATTTTCAATCGCTTGATTAATTTACCAAGAACTGGATTTGGCAATCTACTAACATCATATTCAGGTATCTTTTGAAGAAGCATTGGATAATCTTCGTTAAACAACGATAGCGGATTAATTACTTCTTCTTTATCTTTAACAATACCTTCTTCGGTATCAATTGTAAAAATATCACTCATGTTTTCATTACCCAATCTTCTGCACAAATTTCGGCATCTTCTTCTCTGTCAAAATACTTAGCATCATTATAATCTGTTTCTGCTTCATAAAGCAAGGCCATAAACCTAGATTTGCCTACGCCTGTTAGGTAGACTTGACCTGTTCGGTTATGCCCATCGGTATACTCACTTAATTTTTTGAATTCATCCATTATATCATCCTATGATTGGTTTGTCAAATAAAGATTCTTTTATTACCTGTGGATCCCATGCCGTTCTGGAATCACACATAAGAACATTCATATCCAAAAGTTCACGCAACCCTAAATGCATGGCAAACGGAACATTATATTGTTCTTTTGCCTTTTGAATGTAATCTATTAAAGCCTTTTGATATAATTCGGCATATTTCTTTTGGCACATATATGCCTTATTGTCGCCAATGGCAAATACTCTCCAATTTTTATAGTTGATATTTGATAAAGAGAATTGAAAGGCTGCACTATTCACACCAGGATATTCTTGGTCTTGAAAGTCATCAAGTGCAATAATGCCATCATCTCTCATCTTACTACTAAACAACATCAAATCACTTAACACAGCCGAGTGTTCATGGCAACCATCAATGTGGAGAAACCTTAATTCATTTTGAAAAACAATATCATCAAACTTTAATTCTGTTGTATCTTCTAATCTCCAAATTAAATTATTGGAATTACCAAACTTTGTGATATTAGATGTGGCTTTTTCTTTATCAGATTCAGAAAAAATATCATATAGATAAAAATTATTGTTACCAATAAATTGTGAGATAGCAATGGCACTTTTACCATATGCAACACCAATCTCACACACATCGCCTTTTGGTTTCTGTAATTCTTTTAAAATTCCGTATGTAATGATAATGTCTTTAGGGTAAAACCAACCTTCTACTTCTTTGTCGATTACTTCTTTATAGTTTCTTAAATATTGTTCAAAGTTCATTTTACAATCCTACTAAAATTTTTAACCTTCTCAAAACGAATTACATTACGGAACTTATCTTGTAGTATATCACCTTTATGAGAAATAACAAATACATTTGTGCCTTCTAGCATCTGCAATATGGTCATTAGATATTCCGTGCCATTGGCATCAAGGCTCGAATCAAACACTTCATCAAGTATTAATAGATTAGTATTGGCAGAGTTTTTTAGTTTAGCAACAGCACGCCAACTAAACAATAATGCCAAATCAATCTTTTGTTTTTCACCCTCTGAAAAAGAATCATAGGTGAAATCATCACGGTGCCTTGATTTGATTGTTTCTTTAAACGATTCATCAAGGTTAAAATTCACAAAGAAATCAAATGATGCCAGATATTTGTTTACCAATTTGTTAATGATTGGCAAATACTGTTTGATAATCTTGGTCTTGATACCTGTATCTTTCAACAAGCCAGATGCTACCTCATAATATGTTTTTTCATCTATAAGGGTTCTTAAATGTTGCTTTAACTGACTTAATGATTCATTTATGATGCTTAATTCTTGTTCTTCTTTGTCGGTACTTGATTTGTTTAATTTCAAATCTTCAATTTGTTTTTCTAACCGTTTAATATATTTGTTTGTTTCGGTAATAGTGGTATTTTTGGTTGCAATTTCAATTTGCAATTCTTGAATTTTCTTTTGTGTTTCAGAGATTGAATTCAGTTTAGTTTGTTCTGCTAATAACTTTTTCTCTAACTCTTGCAAGCCATGGTCACATTCCGTAACCTTGGTACCAAGTAAGGTAAGTTCTTTCTCTTTGAATTCCATGGCAATGGCTTGCCTACACGTTGGACAATCGTCATTGTGTTGAAAGAAATTGATATCCTTACGAAATTTGGATAAATTGCTTTCAATTTGCGATTCAAGTTTTGTAATCGTCTTGACCTTAGCCTCTGTTTCAGCTTTCGCATTGACGAGTATTTGTAACTGTTGAACTTCGTTAGAGAACAATTCAATCTGTTCTGCCAACGTGGATATGGTGTTCGCACTACCACTAATCTCACCTTCATATTCTTTTACCTTATCTTCATTGTTTTGTTTTAGTTCATCAATATGTTTTTTCTGTAAACTATATTTCTGTTCAGTCAAATCAATATCATATTTTTTAGTTATTGTGGCATCTTTGTTCATTGTAATCTTATCTTTTAGAATATTATTCATGGCAGAAAATACCTGAATATCTAAAAGTTCTTCAATGATGGATCTTCGGTCTGATGCCGATAGTTGCATGAATGGTGTAAACGATGCTGAACCAAGAATAACAATCTGTGTAAATGATTTATAATTTAATTTAAGAATAAACTTTTCAAGGTACTCTTGATAATCTCTTACAGCAGCATCTTGATTAATCATCTCACCATCTTGCCAAATCTCAAACACATTTGGCTTAATGCCACGAATAATCTTATAGTGCTTGTTGCCAGAATTAAATTCAACTTCAACAAGGCAGTCTTTGCCATTGATTGAATTTAACAACAATGGTTTATTCACCGAGCGAAATGGTTTGCCAAACAAAACAAAACACAATGCATCAAGCATTGTAGATTTACCTGCTCCGTTTGAACCAACTATTAATGTGCTAGGTGATTTATCAAATTGTATTTCTGTAAAGTGGTTGCCGGTACTTAACAGATTTTTCCATTTTAGTTTACGAAATAATATCATTCAGTTTCAGTAGTGAGAGCTTCAACATAAAGCTCTTTCATTAAAGTTTTAAGTTTATCATTATCCACAGTCAATGTCAAGTTATCAATATACTTGGATAGAATAGTCATTGTATCTTCTGCCTGATTCACAAGGTCTTTATCATCTTCAATAATCGTATCGGTAAAGTCCTCAACAATGGCAATATCACCAATGCCTGCCTTGTATAGATTATCTAACACATTATCAAATAGATATGGGTTTTGTTTATTCAATACTACAATCTTTACATAACAATCTTTCAAGGCTGCATAATCAAATTTTTGCCAATAAGCAAAGTCAGTTGTTGCATCATCATAGTTAATTTTATGAAACATTCTATTAGGGTTTGAAACAAATGTCAACTCTCTTGTTTCAGTATCAAACACATGGAAACCACGAGGGTCATTATAATCTGCCCATGTTATTTCATATTGATTACCAAGATAGTGAATAGAACCATTGGTAGACTTGTGATGAAAGTGACCAGATAAAACCATATCAAACCTATCAAAGGTTGATTTGTCCATTCCTGTATGACACACATTACCTCTGTCCATTTCAAACCCAGCAATCTCAAAGTGTCCAAATACTACTTGCGATTTAGTTGTCTTTAGAAATTCTAAAGCTTGTTCATAATTACTTGAATTAATCCATGGCACCATAGCAACAGATAGACCATCATACTCTATATCTTTTGGTTCAATCATCACATTAATATTATTGTAATGGTCAAACAACTCATGCATAGCATTAATCTCATTGGTGTTTTTGTAAGTAACATCATGGTTACCAACAATTACATCCATATTAATACCTTCTGTCTGCAATACATCAAAGAATCGTTTACGCCACGAGTTGAGTGTTACAAATGAAATAAACTTTCTGCGGTCAACCACATCACCGAGATGGCAGATGTGTTTAATGTTATTTTCTTTTAGATAAGGAAAAAATGTGCCTTCCCAAAACTTAAAAAAGAATTCATTAAATCGTGGGTCATCACCACGAGCACCTGCATGAGTGTCGTTTATAAGAGCAATCTTCATAGTTCTTTTGGAATGTCCAATTCGTCAGCGTTAAGAAACTTCTCTAGGCCTTTAGTCTTTGCTTTCTTTTTCTTTTCTTTGGCATCTTCAAAGGTTTCAATGAACTCTGCAATGTTATCATAAAGTTCAAACTGCTTCATATGACCATCAGCATCTTCATACATTTCGCCTTCGTCAAGCATACCAAATTGTTGTGTTGCTTTATACTTTACATATAGTTGTTTTTTTTCTTTTTGAATTCTACGCAAAAAGGCAAAGTAAATAATCTGTGTAAAGTAAGCAAATGGATTCTTTGATTTAGTTTCATCAAAATTACGAAAATATTGAATACAATTTTCAATACCATCTGAAATCATCTCATCACGAAATGAATAAGATACAAAATTAGGCTTACGAGATAGGTGTTCTGCAATCTTTAGAAAACATTCACCAACATAATTTGGAATTGGTGGGTCTTCCTTTTTGTCTTTCTTAGCTTTTCTACATCTTTCTTTATAGTCAATCAGAGATGCCAGAAAGTCAGCATTGTTGACATAGTGTTTTTTACTCATAATGATTTAATAATCCTAATTTATTACCGCTCAATTCATTTACTACTCTGTCATGCAATTTAAGAACTCTTTTTTTATAATCAAAACCAAGTAGTCCTGATTTCTCAGCTTTATCATAAGGTGGTAATTTACCAATACTTGTGTATTGTTCTGAGGTTAAATCAATTATCTTACCTGCTTTGTCTTGTACCCACCAATGATATATTTCACCATCAAAGCCTCGGTACAAACTTAATTGTTTAGAACCAAATATCTTATACAAACAACCAGAGGCATTATGACAATGGCCAAAGGCAGGATTACTTTCGTTTTTAATTATCCATTTTTTTGGCAACAAATCTGGTGTAAGATTTCGTTTGATAATCTCACATACTGTTTGTAGGTTCTGTTCATTATATTCTAACATACAATCATTATATCATACTTTCCAGAAAAAGCACCATTCTTATGCTACATTTGCCTCATTTATCGCTTGACAATGTTATAGTAGCGGTGTTCCGTTTGCAAGTTTAGTGTAAAAGCTTCTTCTTAATGTCCTGACGAATCAGGTTTAATTCTTCCATAGCCTCTTGTTCTTCCTCTACTGACATTTCCAAATCATGTTCTTCCATATCATGGAGTTCATCCATCTCATCATTTTTTCTATCTTCTTCAACTTCTGTTACCGTTGTATTGTAATAATCAATAATGTGTTGTTTTGGTTGAAATACGGAAAGAATGTCTTGAGCATATATGTTAGCAACATTATCTTCAACTAATTCTAAAGGTAACCAAGGACTCATCATCATTACAGCTCTGCCAGTTGGCATTCTTTTAAACATCAAAGTCATTGGGTTTGTTAAGGTAACTGAACCTTCTTCATCATCAGTATAATTTGCTATAACATCTTCACCTGATTGCAGTCTTACTATTTTTATATTATCCATTTTTTAGGTCTATGTTATAAAACTTGTAATTGAATTTTTCATCATCGTATATTTTAACACGTTCTACGAAATGTTTCAAGGTGTAATTGGTAAATTTGCCTATACGGAAATCATCAGAGATATCAAATAATGTGGCTTCAGTTTTATCATCACCTATCCGTAAACCTCTACCAATAGATTGCAGATTACGAATCCTTGATTTAGAAGGACTTGCAAAGATGATATTGTGTAGATTGCGGATGTTGATACCAGTAGAGAAAGTGCCATAAGATGCCACAATAATAGCGTCTTTTTCTTTTTCAGTAATAGCACGAATTGATTCACGGACTTCAACATCTGTTCCTCCGTAAACAAAGAATACTTGGCGATTCTTTGCTTGTTCTTTGATAATTGAATGTAAATCTCTGCCATGTTTTTCTACAAACTGGAAAAGAATAAGAGAATTACCTTCTAAAGATAGTGCTAGGTTTTTAATGAATTCATTTCTAGCAACACTCATAACTATATATTCAACTTCTGTATTGTAGTCCCAATCACGAGCCATCTTACAAACAGAATCGGGATACTTTAATATAAGGCATTTTATTTTAAAGTCTGCTAACTGTTTGTTTTGAATTAGTTCTGCGGTAGAAGTGGCTTTATAAACAGGACCAAATAAACCTTCTAATACAAGGCGATGTGTTTGAGTACCATCTAATGTACCTGTGCAACCAATACGATACTTGGCATTAATTGTACCAGACATAATTGTTGTGAGTGATTTGGCTTTGAATTGGTGAGCTTCATCACCAAGAACAAAATCATACTGTTCAAAATACTCTGGTGGGTTCTTGTATATAGATTGCCATGTAGTAATCGTTAGAAACTTATCTGTAACCTTGTCTTTACCTGCATACTGTCGGTGACAATGTTTATCTGAATCGTATCCATAATCTTGAAAGTCTTTATACATTTGTTCAACCAATGATGTGGTTGGAACAATCAATAGACCTTTCTTGTGGCCTGAATCTTGTATTTGACGGAGTATCAAATATAAAATGAGAGATTTACCTGATGCGGTAGGAGATAATAACAGTATTCGTTTGTTTCGTATTGCATGAACAAAAGAATTTAATTGGTAATCTCGCACTTCATGTGGAAGATTAAGTGTTTCAATAAATTTTTTGGCTTCAATTAAAGAATAGTTCTCAGTAGCAGTTACCTCTGAATCAATCTCTACTTGATATTGCCTTTCTTCAGCAAACTTTTGAATATAAGGAACAAGGCCATGATACAAACCCATTGTTCGTAAATCCAATAGGCGTATTTTTCCATCCCAATATCGTGCTTTGTATGCAGGTGTGAATTGGTAACCTGGAACATAAAAAGTGAAATAGTCTGAAAGTTCTTGAGCTATGTTTCTTTCTGAATGAACACGAATATAAGCTTCATTAACCTTCTCTAATCTAATATCAGACACCTTGTATGAACCGCTCCCATGCTATAAAATCTCTCAACTGATAGGTTCTACTATTCAGTTCTTTCAAAATACTTTGACAAGCATCTACAATCTCGTCATGTATCATTTTTGATGCTACTAATTTGTTTAGGTCATCATCACTTTCAAAGTAGGTATTGATTTCAGATTTCAATACAAATGGAAATGGTTCCCATCCATATTGTCTAAGGGTATCATCATCTAGTTTACCTGTATAATATTCCCATTTAATTCGTTTCAATCTGTTATACTTAAACTCGGCTTCTTTTGCCAATAGGCGATGCCGTGAAAGTATATTCAAATACTTACTATGT